GATTGAGTCGTATTCAATGATACCTTGTTTTCTAAGGAACTCTAGCATTCTAGATTCCGCACCGTAAACAAGATCCGACATGATGTCTTTTGGGAAAGCGATTACCTTGTTGTCTTTTTGTTTAATAATGATGTCAATGTCTTTGTGTTCCATGATCATCAAGTCGCCGTTGAGAGCAGACCTAATGTTCATCTCAAATGTTATGTTAAACTCTTTTTCCAACTCTTCAATGTTAATTTTAATGGCCATTTCTTTTTACCTCCGCAATGAGGTCTTGAATGTAAAAAATCTCTTCAATAATTTGCTGATTTAGAGGCCTTTGTGCATAGTCATCCAACTTTGCTCTAACTTTTTGAAAATTTTCGGAAAAGGCATTATTGGCGTTTGCTACAATCTCGGCATCTACGGACTCTTTGAGGCGCCCAATCTCTTCATTTAGATAAGACTTCAGTCCAAGCCCATTATCAGAAAATGATGTAATGTAATTGGTCAATAATTCTTTTTGTTCTTCTCTCAAAGTTCTATCGTATGTTTCGTTAAACTTGTTAACAAATGTTTTGTAGGTTAAATTATCAACATGAGCCATCTCTTTTTCTTCTACATCTTCACGAGATAGCAATTCTACCATTCTCTCTTCTAACATAATTCTCTTTTTAGCATTGAGGGATTTGTTCTGGAAGAATAAGCCAACAGTCGCAATGTCTTTGTAGTTTGGCATAAAGTTAGAATAGACACTCGCCCCAAGTTGCTTATTGATCTTATTGATCAAGCTTGTTTGAGAATTGAAAACTTGAGTTCTATCAAGTGATTCGAAGTCAACTCTAGATTCCGTCAAGAGTCTTGTATGGTACTTGTCTTCTAAGTCTTTTGCTTCTAGCAATTCTCTATAGATACCTAATTCATTTGATAGAATTGTGCCTCTTGAAAAATACTCTTTAAGAATAGACTTGATTGTTGACTGTCTGCCAGTATCTTCTCTGACTACTGATCTGGTCAATTCTTTGATCAAGCATTCGTAAAGAAAAGCGGTATTTCTTTTCTTATTGTGTTTCATCTTGATTTCCCTTTGTTAAAGATTCAATTAAATTTTGAAGTTCTGCACTGGTATTAAATAGTTTTGTCTCTTCCAAAACATCCACCGATTCTTGAACTACGCCACGAGCGAGAGAATCTAGTCCGCCGAAGCCAACCTTTCCAGGAAATGTTTTGCGAGAAGTTCCCACTTCGCCACTAGCTTGATTTCTCATTTGCTTAGATAGTCCGCCTTTTCTATACGATGTCTGGTGACTCTTATAAGGCCCTCTTTTCTTAGGTCGATCATCTCTTTTAGCAGGAGGCGCTGCAAGAAGAGGGCTGTCATCCCCATCAGTGTCACCACCAGTGTCACCTCCGGTATCTCCAGCTGTAGGTGTTGCTGGTGTATCGTCGGTGTCCCCACCTCCTCCAAGATCACCAAGGCCAAGGTCTCCTCCGGTATCGCCACCTAAATCACCTAGTCCGCCACCGGCATCACCTGGTGCATCACCAGCACCTGCGGCTTCAAGACTAGCTAAGAACTTACGGTCATGATACATTTCTCTTTGCATCCGGATAAACTCATCCTCTGACAATCCAAGAAGGTTCTCGGCAACCCAACGCTTAGAGAAGTACCCTTCGTTAGCGCCTTTAGCAACATCAAACTTTGTCTTCCAGTTTTCAAGTTCTTGCATCTCGGCAATCTTTGAAGGATTATTAAGAGATAGACTAAAGTTAAGAAGATCGTCTCCGCGATACCCTAGAGTGTAAAGATGGACAATTCCAATCTTTTCAAGTTCTGCGATTACAACCCTCTGAAGTCTTTGGATTGTTCTCGCGAATCTAATGTCTTTCTGAGCAAGGGTTGTCTTGTCTTCTGTTGCGCCTTCACCCATAGACAAGTATGATTGAGGAACCTTAAGGGCAGAAAACAATTTATCGCGAAGATACTTGACGTCCTCGATCTGTGAGGTAAAAGTGCCACCAGGAAGGTTGGTAATGTCTGTAGAAGACTGTCCACCTCTAATTGGCACAAAGTAGTCTTCTTCAATTGAAAGAGGGTTGTAACGTAAATCTACGCGGCCTGTGGTAGGGTCTACAACCTGGTGTCTTTTCATTTGGGTCATAACCTTTTGCATGTACTGCTCCACATCTTGTGGTGCGATTCCGCCAACGTCAATCTTAAATACACGACGATCAGTGGCACGAACAATTCGGTATGCCATCATAGCATCTTCAAGAAGCGTTAACTGTCTCCAGATTCGCCGAGCCGGCTCAAGAACAGATGTACCATAAGGAGCATGTTTATCATGACCGAGAACTCTGAAGTGAGCAACCTGCCAATTTTCCAGGGTCAAACCAGCGGTGTTCCATTGGAACTGAATGTAATTTGGATTTGTCTTATCCTCGCCCTCTAATCTCTCAATCTCTTGAGATGGGAGACCAATGCAGTTTGTAATACCACGCAAGTCGTCAATGTCCAAGTACAAGAACAAATCTCCATACTTACACATGGTACGTGCCCAACCAAATAGATTGTGTTCGATGTTCAGTGTGTCACGATACAAAGAGTCAAGAACAAACTTTATCTCTTCATTAGCACACTTAATGTGCATCATTGGGGTAAGGGTCGAATGGGTTGTCATCTCGTCTGCATAGATGTCAAGCGAAGAAGCAATCTCTGGTGTGTATTCCATCTGGTCAAAATCTACATAACGTTCAGAACGATTACGATTAGAGATCATGTTAACCGTGGTGACATTCATCGGGTTGTATTCTGACTTCTTAAATTGTTGACCTGAGGCTGACCTGAATCTTGAAGCGTACATGTCCAGGTGTCTTCTTCTCAATTGTCTTCCAGACTGTGTTCTGCGCCTAACAAGAGGACCAGAGAATACTTTTGTCAATGACTTAAACAAATCATTTTGATTATTGTTTGGGTTTCTATCGTTCTTTGCCATTTTTTATCCTTTGTAAATCCAGAAAAATTCTTTTGCTTGTTTTATCTCTTCTTCATACTTTTGAGAAAATGATTGAGAGTATCCTTGCTGTCCTCTAATCTGTGTATTCATTCTTGTCTCTGACTTCATTATGCCGCCAAGCATAGCTTTTTTGTATTCGACCTCCACTTGGTTGGCCTGCAGGGCCGTGTCTCGAACCCAGCAACCAATTGCTAATGCCATAACTAGATCGTCATGATAAGATCGCATTGCTTGGGGCTTGCCGTTATGCCAAATAAAAGTCTTTAATTCGTGAAATAACCTCGTAGAGTGTATACTAATTAGTTTGTTTCTGATGAACTCTTCCAATTTTGCCACAATAAGGGGCCTTGTTTTTGTTGAAGTAGTAAATCCAGGCACTGCTCTGTCATCATAAGCACCCTTGTATGCCTCAACATACTCATGAGTTCCCTTGATTGAGTAGTATAAATTTGGATAAGCAAGGTCTTTTAGTTTCTCTAAAACTGAGATTCCAATACCGTTGTTCTCAACAACAAGCAGGCAATCTCCATACTCTTTACCTGCATCAAACAGGATCTGTGAGTAGAGGTCTAACGATGGCTTACCCTGATACTCAGCAACAATAGACATGTTATCAACACGTATCACATGAAAAACAGATGAGTCCTGCCCGTCACCCCTCGCAACGTCCGCTACCAAGAGATAAGATGCTTCCTCAATGTGCTTCTCCCAAATCCAAAAGTTTCTATCGTGTCCCGTCCTATAGATTGGATCTTGCTGGCATTCGAACAACCACTGCATGTCATCGGGGTGAACTACAGTATCACCGGATGTATTGAAGTTACACTCTAACTCCTGTGCAATTTGTCTTCGAGACATGTTCTTTGTCTCTTTCTCAAACCATTCTTGGTTCCTATCGGGATGCACATCCCAGGGTAAATTAATTGGGTGAAAATCGTTCTCTTCTGACTCTGCATCAACGTAAGTCTTGTGGAACCAATTTCCTACCCCATTTGGGGTTGACAATGCGATACAACGTCCACCAGTTGACAAGGTAGGGTAAAGGCCGGTCCATAGATCTTCCAGGCCGTCTACGTGCGCTGCCTCGTCTATAACGAGCAGTGATAATGCTTCCGAACGACCAGCATCACCAGAGGTGGTTCCTGCTTTAATTTGTGATCCGTTATTAAGTTCAAATGCTGTCCTATTGTCAACAGAGATTTTTGCAATCTTGATAAAGTCTGGTAGATTGTTTGTAATTGCCTTTACTTTCTTTACAAGGTTTGCTGCTGTCTGAAACTTGGTTGCGATGACAAGAATGTTCTTGTCTCGATGAAACATCATAAACCAGACAATGTATCCGGCAGAGATTGTCGAGATACCTAACTGTCTGGCTTTCAGAATGATGTTGAAACGATAATCGTTAAAATCCTTAAGCAGGTCCTTCTGGTAGTCGTAAGTCTTAAATGGAATCAAGCCGTGCATAGGATGAGAAATGCGACAGTAGTTATCAATGAAGTATTGAGGACTCTTGCCGCATCTAATTATCTCTTGAACTTTTTCGTTTTTGGAAAGTTTATAACCCATTTAATCCTTTTATAGATTTCCCTGTTGCTTCATGAGTCTTTGGATGTCTTTAACAAGTGAATCCATGTCTTCTTCTGATTCGGGTGGTCCCTCCGGTACTTCATCGGGAATAGCGGCGAGTGCTGCATCAACTGCATCTGGATTATTACGCATTAAATCAACCGAACGTTTGGTCTGTCCAGGGAAAAGAAGTGGGTTTCGGAGAATAAGGGCCTGAAAGACATCAGATAATTCTGGATCTATTTGTGCAATCTTTTCAAAGTCCTGACCCATCTGAGCCGTGTCTTTACCACCGTCGTAACGTGCAAATAATTCTCCAAATGCCGCTTGAGAACCTAAATCAAAACCAAGACCAGGCTGATTGCCCACAACATC